TTCCCTGACGGCAAGCTGGTTATCAAGGAATTTCCTACTGGTCGTGCGAATGTAAATAATATTCGCGCACTGCTTAACCAGTTACGCAATTATGACAATTTTGTACCTGATGTTCTCATCGTTGATTATCTTGAGCTACTACGCCCTGTTGCTGAGGGCATGCCAGAGTATCAGGCACAAGAGAGGATCGCGCAAGAACTTCGTGGACTTGCTGTAGAAAATAATCTTTTGGTCTGGACTGCTACTCAAACCAATCGCGCTGGTCGCCGTGCTGAAATTATTACAGATGCCGAAATGGCAGATAGCTATGGTAAGGTTCGTCCTTGCGATTTTGTGGTTAGTCTTAACCAAAACGAGGAAGAGTATGAGGACGGTAGAATAAGGGTTTATGTAATTAAATCCCGTAATGCTCGTAAGGGGTTTGTCGTACCCATGGATGTAGACTATAATACTCTAAGGATGACAGAAGGGACAATGATTGAAAATGAAGCAGAAGCGTGATCATATAAAAGATGAAATATTTGAAGCAGGTATAACCCATTTATATGCTGGCTGGGCCACATTCCAATTTAAGTTTACTAGTGATATTCCTTGCGCTCCTGACGAGTGTGCTGGGTATACAAATTTAAATACATACACAATCTATGTCGATGATAGATTGTCCAGTGAATACTTTAGGGAAACTCTACTTCATGAAATTACTCATGTCCTATTAGAAATCACGGGATATACCAATCCTGATGATGAAAAACAATTTAATCCAACCAACGAGGAACTTGCTACAAATATAAGTAGGGGCTTCCTATTACTAGCTAGACTAAACCCAACACTGTTTAAAATACTAGTTGACACACAATGAAGTCTGAAATTATAAAGAACATCGCAGACAAGCTTGATATGGAACTCTATATCAGTCTATGCGACAATCTAACTTTGATAGACAAACATCAAATTGATCATGAGATGGAGCGTCAATCCTCTATTTATGCGTACTATGCGGGAGCCATGGTACTTGTAAAACAAAAGATGGACTCCGTTGAAGTACAAGTAGAACAAAAGTCTGCTCAGGTCAGACTAGCTGCTGTAGACGGTGCTGACAAGAAGATAACAGATAAAAACTTGGAAGCCATCGTTGCAGCAGACCCTGAGATTTTTGCACTTAAGCAAGACTATAACAACCTTACAACTCGGTACTCCCTCTTGAAGTCGCTAGTGACTGCTCTCGACCACAAGAAGGATATGCTAATTCAACTGTCTAGTAACCAAAGAGCAGAAACTAAGCTTTACGCTAAATAACGGAGAAACAACATGGCAAAAGTAGATCTAGATGCGCTTCGCAAGAAGCATGAACAACTCCAGTCTGGAAAGGCTGCTGGCGGTGGACAAGACTTCCTCAAGAACTTTGTCCAGCTAGAAGAAGGCACAACCACTCTTCGCATTCTTCCTTCCAAGGAAGGCGATGATCGGTGGTTCTATGCCGAAACCAAGATTCACCGTATTGGGGAAGGTGAGAATGTAAAGAATTTCCATTGTCGCAAGATCCACAATGAGAAGTGCCCCTTGTGTGATGCCTACTATAAGTTGTGGGATTACAGCAAGAAGACGGGCAAGGATGGCAAGGATCAGTACGCAACTCTCGCTCGTCAAATCAAGCCCCGTGAACGCTACTATCTCAATGTAGCCGTCCGTCCTGCCAATGAGGTCAGGATCCTGTCCATTGGGCAAATCGTATTCAAGAAGATCTTGAACACGATGATGGATCCTGACTACGGCGATATCACCGATTTGAAGAGCGGTTACGATTTTAAGATCGTAAAGGAAATGGATGGTGGTTTCCCGAAGTACGATCAATCGGCCCCTCGTCCTAAGTCTAGCCCTGCTGGTACAGGACAAGAAATTGCTGGATTCATGGAATCTCTCCATGATATCCATAGCCTAGTCAAACTTGAGGATTTTGAAGAGATGCGTAAGAGCGCAGAAATCCTCTTGTCCGAGATTGGCATTGCTAGTCTCTCTCCCAAGGTCATGACCTCTGATGAGGATAATGGCCCTGAGTCTAACTATCTAAATAAACTGAAAGGATGATATGATTAGAAATATTGTATTTGCTTGTATGCTAGCCCTTGGGTTAGCTTCTTGTCCGGGAACGGGTGCCATGGAAGGCACTGAACCTGTAGCTCCGCTAGTTATTACTGAAACTAGCAATGTCACGCCTGAGTCTTTACAAGCAAAGCAATCGGTTGTAATTCCGATTGAAACTTTGGGTGGTGATGTAGGGGATGCCTTGAAGGCTGAGTTTGCTGCACGAGGAACCCAGCCTGTCATCACCACATCGGATCACCTTAAGGAGACTCCCGGAGCTTTGGTAGTTACCTTGGATGCAAATGCGACCAAAGAGATCCTATCTCCTAATGTCGTAAGCATGATAGCCAATGTTTTTGGATCTACTGTTCCCGGATCGGCACCTTGGATGCAACTTCTTGTTGTTATCCTGCCCTTCTTGTCTAGTAGATTCCGTAAGCACACAGTCACGGCTGTCAAGCGTATTGTTCCGGGGGTCGAAGGGCCTAACCAAGACGGTAAGATGCCTAATCTAGATGACATCCGTGAGGCTCTGGTAGACCTAACCAAGGCTGTCACGCTGGCACCCAAGGAATCACCTGATGTGATTACTCAACAAAAATCTCAACAAGTGAACGGTTGAATTAAACTAGAAAGACTATAATGGATGAGGAGCTAATAACTCCTCATCTTTTTTTATGCAAACAGAAGTACTAAATCCATTAGAATACGACATAAATTATTGGAAGTCTCAAAAGGGATTCCCCGGTTTAGGTAGACCGTTAAGAATTACCGTAGCATTACCCAATAAGGGGGGTTGTGCTTACTATAGAGCTATTGCTCCTTATGGGAAGTTGTTGGAGTTGTATCCTAACGCAGTTGAGATACGCTATACAGAAAATATTTTAGGCGTAAATGAAGAAGCCGCCAAAAAAGGCGTACACGCATGGATACCTGACTTCCAATGGGAAGATATGGATTGGGCAGATATTATAATGACCAACAATATATCTAATTTTGGAGGTCCATATACAGCTAGAATTTGTGGTAAGGCAAAAGAGAGAGGTAAAATCTTTCACTACGATACAGATGACTTGCTTACCCAACTGTATAAGGGGCATAGATTAGAGAAAGTTTACGAGAATGGATTAAGCGATCTCACCAAGTTTATTTATCAAAACAGTGATATCGTTACGGTTACACAAAGAAAGTTCCAAGAAAGAGTTAAGGACTTCATGGGTAATGGTATTTTGGCTGTAGTTAAAAATGCCATTGATTATAATTTACCCTGTTGGAATGCCACCCGCACTTTTGTACCCAAAGATAGATTCGTGCGTGTTGGGTGGGCAGGAGGCATTCACCACGAGGAAGATGTAAAGGAGTTTGCGGGTGTTCCTAATTTCGTCAATCAAAGAGTAGGTAGAGAAAAAGTTAGGTGGGACTTTTATGGCAAACCTCCTATTGATCCTGCTATTGGCCCAGATTGGCAGCAGGATGTTTGGAAGAATTACGAACGAATAATTATGGTAGGGTTGAAGGGCGGCAAGAATTATACAATTAATCAAGCATTGCCCACGGATCAATATGGAGTTATGTATAGCCATATGGACATGGCTATCGCTCCCTTGCAAATGAACGAATTTAACGACTCAAAGTCTGAGATCAAGGTTGCAGAAGCAGGTAGGTATTCGGTGCCTTTGATTGCGTCTGATGTGGGTTGTTATGATGAGACTATCATCAATGGAAAAACTGGCTTTTTGGTTCCTGCGGATGCCCCAAAGACTGAGTGGGTGTCTGTACTATCCAAGGTTATTAAAGATCGGGATTTGAGAATGGAAATGGGAAAAAACCTCAACAAGATAACGGAAGAATACTTTGATTTGAACAAGGTAGTGCATCACAGATTGACGATGTATAAAAAGTTCTATGACTGGAAAAATCAAAATAC